TGGGCTGGGCGCATGAGTTCGGCGTGCCTTGCGTCCCCGAGACGGGCAAGGTCACCACACAGCTCGCGCTGTATGACGCGCTGGGCACGACGGCGCTGGGACCGAAGAGGCCACGATGATCCTGCACCTGTTCCTCATCTTCCTGGCCCTGGTGGTCTTCCTCAGCGCCGCCTTCGTGTGTGTCATAGCGCTGATCTACGCCTGGGGGGTCTGGTCGTCCTACCTCTGGTGGCGCGGGTCGGGGTGGCGCCCGTGAAGACGACCCGGGAGCTTGGCCACCTGCGCCACTACCCGTGGATGGATCCCCGGCGCCAACAGCGCTGGCTAGTATGGCAGGAAGGGGGTGTTGAAATGATCAAGTGGCTCGAAGGGAAGAAGACCTACGGCATCGCGCTCGTCTGCGTGGTGTACGGCATCCTCGCCTACGCCAAGGTCCGCGACGTTCCGGGACCGCAGGCTCTCGGTGCTATGCTGGTGGCGATCGGCGCTCTGGCGGCCAGCTTCCGCAACGCGCTGGCCCAACTCGCATCGACGATTGGAGCGCTGAAGGGCGGCTCCTAAGGCTGGGCGCTCATCCTCCGGCGCCCGAGGGTCGGCAGCCTCAGTGCTGCCGGCCCTCTTTGCGTTGCAGTACCATCGAGGAATTCTGCTTGTAGGCACACTCGGGACAAAGCCTCTGCGACGCGATCTTGCGCAGGTACCCGATGTCGTCGCCGTTGGGGGCTTCGTAGCAGACGCGGTGTCCGCAGGAGAAGGCGGCGGTGTAGACAATGATCGTGTCGACCGGAATCTCGGTGTTGGTGTCTACCATCATGGCGTCTCCTTGGTTGCTGGTTCGTCTATCGACCGATTCTACCAGGACTTGAGCGGCTGGCGTATCCTAGTTTGGCGACGCTTATCGCTTGCTTGTTCGGCAGCCGGGTCGATGATAGGAGCAGGCAACCGAACGGAGGACTCATGAGATATCGCTACACCGCGACCGACCCCGACGGCTTCGTGCACGTGCGATACCTGCGCGCGGCGAACTTTGCCAAGGCTTGCGAGGCCGCGCAGCAGTACATCCCCTGGTACGAGCTGCTGCTGGGTGTCGACCACGTGACCGATGAGCCGCAACGGAGGGAGCAGCCATGACGAAGGCGACCAAGCAGGACACGATCAACGCTCTGCGCGACGAGATCATCCAGCTCGTCTGCGAGCGCGACGCCTACCTCGAGGCATGGCACCACGCCTGCAAGACGGCCGGCGCCACGAGGCTGAAGCTCAGCAAGCTCAGCAAGCCGCGCAAGCGCCGCACGGCGAAGCCATGAAGCTCCTAACCAAGGCGCTCGAGAAGGCGCTGCCACCGCTCTACTCGCAGGAGGACGTCGAGGACCCGATGGTGCTCGCGCACTTCTTCAACCCGTCGGGCGCCGGAGACTGGTACATCTGCGAGGGGGGCCGCGACGGCGACGACTACCGCATGTTCGGCCTCTGCGACCTGGGCTGGCCCGAGCTGGGGTACGTGAGCCTGAACGAGCTGGCCGGCGTCCGCGGCCCGTTCGGTCTCGGGATCGAGCGCGATCGCTTCTGGACGCCGAAGAGGCTGTCTGAGATCAAGGAGGAGACATGACCAAGCCCATCATCGACCCGGAGTTCGCGGCGCTGATACCGCCGCTGCAAGAGGGCGAGCTTGAACTGCTCCACGCCAGCCTGGACGCCGAGGGCTGCCGCGAGGCGCTGATCGTCTGGCAGGGAGTCCTGCTGGATGGCCACAACCGATTGGCCTACTGCGAGGAGCACGAGATCGCGTACGAGACGCGGGATATCGAGCTGGAGGACAGGGACGCGGCGAGGTTATGGATCGCAGAGAATCAACTCGGGAGGCGCAACCTGCACGCCTATACGAAGGCGAGCCTCTGTCTCGTCGTCGAGGCGATATACGCCAAGAGGGCGGCGGACAACCTCGCTGCCCAGCCCCGTGATGCGAGCGGCCACTTTAGCCGTCTAGGCCCCGAGTCCCATGCGGTCGGAAGCTCTGCCTCTATGGCCGCGCTGAGTGCCGGTATCTCTGGGCGGACCCTCAAGCGAGTCAAGGTCATCAACAGCGCCCCCCCCGAGTACGTAACCGGCGAGGTAAAGGCGAACCTCGAAGCTGGCGAGGGGTCTATCGGCGCCACGGCTGCCATCGTACTCGCCGCTCCATCCCTCATCGCCGCCCGGCTCCGCGAGCAGGGCAAGCCACCAGCGCAGGTCGACCTCGACACCGCCGCCCTCGTCAGGCAGCTTGTCCTGAAAACCTCAGCCGGCGGTGAGCTTGGCGTCGTCCGCAACAAGGCCGACGTGGAGCGCGTCGTGCGCCGCGAGATCGGCGGCGGCAAGGTAGACGGTGTGTGGCCGTGGACGGCGAAGGGCGAGCACTTCGAGGAGAAAGAGCCCAAGCCTAAGCGCGACCCCGACTACGCGGCCAGGGTGAGCAGGATGCTCAACCTGCTCCGGCAGGCCGTCGATATCTTCGCCGAGGTCAAGGATGACCTCAGCCACGAAGACGCGGAGGCCGTCGCCGACCTGCGCGACATGCTCTACGAAGCAGGCGAGGCCGTTCGCGGATACAAGCTCGCTGGCTACGACAAGGCCGTCGCCATGACGCCCGCCAGGGGAGAAGGGTGGGAGGACTTCTGCGTACGCCAGCAGGCCGCCGTCAAGACGGCGCTCGAGCATGGCAAGATTGAAGTCACGGGAATCGATGGTAAGATCACCACTAAGGAGGTCAACTGACATGGCAGACATCGTCGACATGACGCAGGACGGGGAGTTAGAGGAGTTCGGCGTGACCTTGTGTGAATCCTGCGCGAGGATCGCCAGCGGACCGAACCACTGCCCGCACGGATACGACCCGACCGACCCGGCCTACTCGTGCTGGGACCCCCAGCCATGGGTGCTGGACCCGAAGGCGCGCAAGCCGCAGTCATGACGCTGAGCCCGGGGGTCGGGCAGCCGGCCCCCGGGACTGGAGGAGGACATGAAACCCGGCATCTACTACGACCTGCCCTATGACGCCTACGCCGCCATCGACGCCGTGCGCTGGTCTGAGCTGCGGCTGCTCGGCGAGTCGGCGCTCAAGTACCAGCACGGCCGCAAGCATGAGCGCGAGGACACCACGGCGCTCAGGCTTGGCCGGCTGACGCACACCGCGGTGCTCGAGCCCGAGCGCATCGAGACCGACTACGCCGTCTACTTCGGCGCCGTGTTCCGTGGCAAGGAGTACGACGCCTTCGTGGATGAGCACCCGGGCAAGACGATCGTCCACGTCGTCGAGATGGCCGAGGCGCTGGCCATGGCGCGCTCGCTGCGCAACTATCCGCCGGCGCGCAAAGTGCTGTGCTCGGGCCATGCCGAGGTCACTATCGTCTGGCGCGACACCGCGACCGGCATCCTCTGCAAGGGGCGCGTGGACTGGCTACGGCCGCGGGCGCTGGTAGCCTCTGACGTCAAGACCACCCAGACGATCGACGCCCGGCGCTTCGGCATCCAGGCACACGACCTGCTCTACGAGGCGCAACTCGCCTTCTACCAAGGCGGCCTGTTCGAGCTGGGCATGGACTGCCAGTTCAAGGTCCTGGCGGTCGAGAAGAAGCCGCCGTTTGAGCCGGCGGTGTTTGCGCTGGGTGGCGACCAACTCTACGCCGGCGAGGTCGTCGTCTCGCTACTCATGGCGGAACTCGCCAAGTGCCAGACGACCCGCAGATGGGGGCCGCGCTATGCTTGCGAGCAGCCCCTCGATCTGCCATCATGGGCGTACCCGAACGAGGACGAGGACACAGAATCGACATGGAGGACAGTTGAATGACCAAGTGGCGCGAGTACTTTGACGCGACGTTCCTCAAGGCTGAGGAGATGTCCAAGGACGGCGAGACGTTCATCTTGGAGCACGTCGACCCCGGCGCTGTCGAGGAGGAGGAGACGGGCGCGGTCAAGCACCAGCCCGTGCTGATCTTCGCCGGCGGTGCCAAGTGGGGCCTGAACGTCACCAACCGGATGCTGATCGAGGCGATGTTTGGCGACGAGATCGAGGCGACAGTCGGCAAGCAGATCACGCTCTACCAGACGCCCTGCGAAGTGCCTGGCCTCTACAAGGGCAAGCCGTCGATCCGCATCCTCGGCTCGCCTGAGCTGACGAAGCCGATGCAGGTCGAGATCACGCTGCGCGGCCGCAAGGGCAGCCGCAAGCCGTTCACCAGGACGCTGGTACACACCGAGCCGGCGAAGGTCGACGACGATCAGCACGGGCCCGGCTCCTCGGCGGAGGCTATCCGCGAGGAGCTGGCTGAGAAGTTCGATGGAGTCGATCCGGAGACGGGCGAGCCGAAGGACATCGACCCGGCGATCGCTGACCCAGAACAGAAGGAGGCGTCCCTCACGCCGGAACAGATCAACCAGCTCAAGGCCGAGCGCAAACGTCTAGGCATGAACTCGCCCGACTGGCACGACTTCTGCAAGAAGAACCTCGGCAAGATGTCGGCCATCGAGTTCACCTATTCAGAGGCGGAGACGGCCATCGACCTGCTGTCGCTGATGTCTATCGACGACAGGATAGGGCCGTGAGCCGCTGTAGGGCGATTCTAGCCACTTTGGGGTCGTAGGTCGACTGGGCAGCCGTGTGGCCGCTTTTGGAGTCACACGGCTTAGGAGACGAAATGGACATATACTGCGACTACCCCGGCTGCATCACCCTGCTGGGCCGCCTGTCGCCCGAGCCACGCGAGGACGGCCACCGCTACTGCTTCATACACGACACCAAGGCTGACGTCTGCGAAGGCGTCGTGGCGAGCTTTGAGTGGCTGGCACCGAACCACTGGGGGCGCACGAGGGCCGGGGGCCAGCTCTCGCAGGACATCGCGCTGGACATCGCGCTGTTCGGCGCCAAAGTCTGCCCGACGTGCACTCGCAAGCTGGCCGCCACGACGGGCTACTTCCACGTCGACCGCAGCCAGACTGACGGTCTGACCAGGGTGTGCAAATCCTGCCGCGGCAAGAGGGACAAGGCATACGCTGCAGCCAATAGGGAGCACCGCAGTGCAGTCCGCGCTGCGTGGGGCCGCACGCACCGCGAGGAAAGAAACGCTTCCGACAGGGCGCGGCGGGCGGCGAGGAAGGCGGCATCATGACCGGCGGCGTCATCGTAGAGGGCAACGACATCTTCGAGTACGACGTCTTCGACGGCCATGTGACGATCGCCTGGGTGGGCCAGGGCTCGGTGTGCTTGCCTATCGAGGTCTTCGGGCGTATCGTTGAGGCCATGAAGGAGGATGAATGAACTGCCAGTACTGCTACGAGCACGACATGCCGCACTCCTGCCGCGAGTTCTTCGGCGTGCGGGGCTACTGCCGGCACGACAAGCGGTTCAGCGACGCCGAGCTGGCGCTGGTCTGGCGGAGGATCGCCGAGGACGAGCGGGCCAAGCGACAGGTCTCCGAGTACATCGCCCAGACCAGGGGCGACGCCCTGATCCGGCACATGAAAGAGGACAAGTGGCGCGACGCTTGCGAGGGGGTGCGGCTGTGACAGAGAAGCCGCCGAGGCACTTCCAGAAGACAGACCCGCACCTGCACAGCCATGCCGGCTTCCAGAGGTTCTGTACGCAGATACGATGCAGCAACGCCCCGCACTCCATGACGCACGGCCTAGAGTTCGATCGTGCTGTTCCAACCATCGCGGACGGGATGCTGCAGCGCCTCTGGCGATGGGCTTTCGACCATGCTCCAGACGGTGACATCACTGACCTAGGCATGGACGATCTTCGAGAGTTGACAGGCTGGGCAGACGAGGGGGCCGACCTGCTGGCGATGCTGCTGTCGTGTGGGTTTGTCTACACATCAGACGATGGCCGAACCCTCATCTCCAAGTGGCGCGATTGGGGTGGGGCGATGTTCGCAGAGAAGGAGCGCAGGGCCACGGCGGAGCGCGTCAAGGATTGGCGTCAAGGTCAGAAATCTCTCGATGTAACGCCATGTAACACCGATGTAACAACAAGAAGTAGAAGTAGAAGTAGAAGTAGAAGTAGACCAAAAGAACCCATTCTGTCCGATTGTGACCAATCGGACTTCGCTGTCTTCTGGAAAACCTACCCCCGCAGAGAGAAGAAGGCCGGCGCACGTTCTCTCTGGCTGAAGATGTCAGAAGAGGATCGCCTGGCTGCTCTCGCCGCGTCGAAGCACTACGCCGCCTGGTGCAAGATGAACACCACAAGCCAGGTTATGCACCCAACCACATTCCTGTCGCGGGTGGAGCGTCGCTGGGAGGAGTGGGTCAACGGCCCGCCGCCCGGTAGGAACAACGGCGCGCGACCGGCGCCGGTTGAGAAGCCGATCTGCAAGTGCGGCACGACGCTGACCACCGACGAGCACGGCGTGGTACACTGTCCGATGTGCGGATGGGAGGAGATATGAGCATCGATCCCGTCTTCGACTTCGAGAACTCAGTCGTGAAGGTGACCCCGCAAGCGAGCTGGGGACGGCTCTCGCGGATGAGCGAGCGCGACTACATCTACGAGTTGAACGAGATCAAGGACCAGGTCGACCGTCACGTGGACGGCGACGCCGAGCTGGTGGTATCCTACGAGTGCGGAATCTGCGAGGAGCACGGGTTGAGCTACCATAGGGCGCTCGCCCACTGCGCCAACGGGGAGCTGCCTGATGAATGAGTGCGTGTACTGCGGGAGATGCTCGTTCTGCGGCGGCAGGCTGGTTGAGGCTGACGAGATCAAGACCGGATGGAACGGCGCCCTGTCAGACGAAGGCACGGGCCGCACGATCTGGATCTGCGAGGTGTGTGGGGAGGTGGCGGAATGATCCTTTTCAAGCCCGAGCACGTCTCAATGATCCAGTCCGGACGCAAGACCGAGACACGCCGGCGCGGCGAGAAGCGCTGGAACGTCGGTGCCATCCACGCTTGCTACACCAAGCCGCCGTTCGCGCGCGGTGGCGCCGAGCCGTTCGCCAAGGTGCGGATCCTAATCGTCAAGCCGACGGAGCTGTGGAAAGCGACGCCAGAGGATGCGTTCCGCGAGGGGTACGGCGACGTGGCCAGCTTCGTCTCGGCCTACTGTCGCATCAACCGCATCGACACCGGCGACAACCTAGCCTTCGGCGAGGCCCTCTACGAGCCCATCTGGGCGATCCGATTCGAGGTGGCGTGATGGGCTGGTGTGAGTTCTGCCAGACGACACACAGCGCGGCCGCCTGCTACCACCCCGAAAATCCAACCCACAGTGAGAGCGGTCCGTACGTGATACTCTTGAAAGAGGCCGAGTACGAAGCCGAGTTGAAGGCACTTACCGCCGAACGCGATCGGCTGCTATCCTCGCTGCGCCACGAGCGCCGTCTCGTGGCGGTTGGGAAGGACCGTGCCGACCACGCCGAAGAGACCGCAGCGATCTTCCACCAGAACTGGGTCGAGTTCTGGTCGTGGTTCGGCCGCGAGATGCCCCGCCTGTCGCGCGAGCTGTGGCACCAGTGGAAACAGCACGCCGGCGAGTGGAGGCCGTGATGGCAGGGAAGGTTTCAGAGACACCGCCGCTCTCGCGCTGGACGGGAGGGCTCGAGGGTAAGGGCTGGCATGTCACTGGGCCTAATGGACCAGACGCCGCAGCTGCGATTCAACTCGACAAGCCGCGTGAGCGCGGCGAGTTGCCGGAACTTGGCGCGACGAGGCTGGTCGCCCTTCACCATGTCTACGGCGACTCGTCCGGCATGCAGATACTCAGCGCGGCGCAAGCGCGAGCCTTGGAGGACGCTTTGCGGCTCGCCCGGACTGGGAAGCGTGGCGTTGAACACCGCGTCAGTCTGTCGGGCGATGGTTCGCCGAGCGGCCCGCGTCGGCCAAACTACCTCATCGCCAAGAGCTTCTGGAGGGACTGATGACTGAACTCGACAAGCTGCGTGAGGCGCTGGACAAACAGTCTCACCAGAGCCAGGTGCCCACTTACGACGCCTACCAGTATGAGGAGATGCGGCGCGACAGGGACGCCGAGAAGGAGCGCGCCGAGACCCTCACCCAGCAGAAGCACGACCTTGAAGCCGTCATCGCCAAGCAGGAGCTCGAGCTGGACGACGTGCGGTTCGAACTCGCCGCCGAGAAGGCCCGAGCCGATGAGCTGCTCGCCGCTGAACGTTCGGCTCGTCAACAAGAGAACGTCGGCAACAAAGGTGGCGCCGACGCTATTCGCAGGGACGCCATCCGAGAGTTCCTCGGTATAAAGATAGGCGAGACTCTGGCCCACCTCGCCCGCCGCACGGAAGGGGAGACGTGAGCAGCGAGACCCTCTTCGGACCCGACCGCGTCCAGCTCGCTATCGACCGCCTCCGCGAGTTCGAGCCCGAGGACGGCTACTACGTCGCCTTCAGCGGCGGCAAGGACTCGCAGGTAGTGCTTGACCTCGTGCGTCGCTCCGACGTCAAGTACGACGCCCACTACAACTGGACGACGGTCGATCCGCCCGAGCTGGCGCGCTTCATCAAGCGCGAGTACCCAGCGATCTCCTGGGAACGACCAGAAATGAGCATGTGGCAGCTCATCGTCAAGAAGCGATTCCCGCCCACACGGTTCCGGCGCTACTGCTGCGAGTATCTCAAGGAACGCGGTGGCCAAGGTCGCTTCGTTGTCACGGGGGTCCGCTGGGCAGAGAGCGCACGGCGGTCGCGGCGCGGCCTGGTGGAGACCTGCCGGCGCGACGGCACCCGTCGCCTGCTGCACCCGATCATCGAGTGGTCTGACGCCGACGTGTGGGACCACCTCAACCGCAGTGGTTTTCCTCACTGCTCGCTCTACGACGAGGGATTCAAGCGGTTGGGCTGTGTGATGTGCCCCATGCAGACGTTGCCGCAGATGAAGCGCGACGAGCGGCGCTGGCCGAAGCTGGCGCTCGCCTATCGCCACGCGATCTGTCGCGCGTTCGACCAGGCGAAGGCGGACGGCCTGCGCGATGGTCCAGGCTTCGAGAACGGCGACGAGATGTACGACTGGTGGCTGACGGGCGCGAAGCCTGACCGGATGCGGCCAGACAGCCTCTTCACTTTCGACAACTAGGAGGGCGCCTGATGATTCCCAAAGAAGCGGTCTGTGAGGCCGCCAGGGCCCTTCTGGGGACGCGAGACTCTGGCCGCCGTCGCCCGCCGCACGGAAGGGGAGAAGTGATGAGCGACGACAAGGATGACCGCGAACAGCCTGTTATGTGGGACTGCAGCGACGATATTGTGGGACCGCGTTTCGTTGCTGGGCATTGGCGGGGCGAGCTACTCGTGCTGTTGCCCGAACTGAGCGACGCTACCCCGCAGGCCGAGCGAGAGAAATGGCTGTCGCCAGTCTGCTCGACTTCCGAAGACGCAATGCGCGTCTACGAGCGTGTTCACGAGCTTCGGGCAGCAGTTGTGAACCTAACCGCGCAACTTCACACTTACAGTCACCTGGTCGAGGGTCCGATGTCCCGGCAACTCGCCGCCGAGAAGGCCCGCGCCGAGAGGCTGTTGCGAGAGGCGTGGAGTCAACTCGGTGGCGACTCCGACCAGTTTGAGGAATGGCTGGTCGATCTCACCCGCCGCACGGATTGTTCGGAGTGGCTTGATACCGGCTGCGACAAGCCGGACGCCCGCCGCACGGAAGGGGAGATAGATGCCTAGCATAGACAAGGAACTGGACGCAGCCTTAGTGGGCTGCAAGCACCGCGCCGCCGAGTTCGACGACCACATCGAGTGGCGGCCGATGGGCAAGTGCGGCGAGGTTGATCTGCCTGGGTTCCTGCGGCGTGCTGCCACGAACCTTGGCCGCGCACGGCTCATGGCGTTGGGCCACTGGGAACCAGACGACGCGTTACGACGCGACCTTCGCGATGCCGCGAACATGATTCTGCTCGCGTTGAGCATCTTAGAGCGCCGCACGGGAGGAGAGAAGTGATGGGGCGCGACGTATGCATGTTCGACTGCATGGCTGCCTGCTATCACGACTGCAAGGTCTGCGGTCCGTTGCCCACCGGCGACCTGACCACAAATTCGGCGCAACGACCGACTGAACCGGAGATGAAAGTGATGATTTCAGATAAGGAGTTTGACCGGCTCTTGAGCATCAACGTCGCTTACCGAATTGTTGGCGACTGCGGCGTGCCGTTCCCCAACGGCGGCCACGACTCTGAGTTCGAGTTGTTCCTACGAGCGGGTTGCGCTGCGGCTTTCGAGCGCATTGACAAACTTGAGGAAGAATTAGACCGTCACAAGCATCATTTCTACGCCAACGACGAGAACGAACCTTGTGTAGTGTGCCAGCTTGCCGTCGCGGTGTTCGATGTAGCCGAAAGGGCAGATGAAGCTGAGGCCCGCGCCGACGAACTGCAGGCCCGCCTCGAGAAGGCGGAGGCGGTTGTCGAGATACATGTGAATCTTATCGAGCACCAGATGCAGCGACGCGCCGAGAAGGCGGAGGCGATGCTGCGAGTCGCGTGGGGTCTCGCCCGCCGCACGGAAGGGGAGAAGTGAAACGCGTCATCGGCTGGTGGCGGCTCCGCTACGGCTTCTGCCCGCTCTGCAACTCATCGCCGCCGCGTCGTGACTGCCCTGTCTGCGAGGGCGACCCGCACTACTGGCGTGAGGCGGATGCCGCGAAAAGGGCCATGTGGCGCGAACGCTACCGAGCGCACATCGGCTGCCGAAGCTACGACTGCGTGGTGGCTCGATGCCCCAAAGTCTACAGAGAGTCCGAAGAACCCCGTTCCCTTGTGGAGGTGCAAGGGGACCTCGCGCGCCTACGCAGCGTCAAGGAATCCTTTGTCGACTTGCCCGCTGGCGACTTCGCAACCGAGGTGTCTCTGCTTTCCGTCGAGGCGAGGGAGTCTGAGTTGCTCGCCGAGGAGTCGTCGGCGCTCCTCCGAGAGCAGGGCGGCGACTTGGAACTTGTTCTGGACGGAGACGCCGTAATGTCGGGAGCCGTGGACGCGCAGTTCTTGGCGACAATCTTGGGCAGTGGCGACGGCTTCGGTTGCGCGGATGTCTTCGCGGATTGCTTTGGCCGCCGAACGGAAGGGGAGAAGTGATGACTCTCCTCATCCTCATCTTCCTACCCATGGTCGTCGGCGCCATCTGCGGAGCCATCATTGGGCTCATCTTCTACCGCACGGGTGGCGGATGACCAGGCAGCCCGAATCGTATATCCTGAGCGCCGTTCGCCAGACGCTCTGCCTCTCTGGGTGGTACGTCATGCGCAACCAGCAGGGCTTGGGGTCCGTCCCAGGCCGCTCCGACCTCGAGGCGCTACGCGGCGGCCGGCTGGTCTTCGTCGAGATCAAGACACCGACCGGCAAGCTGTCAGACCACCAGAAGCACTTCTGCGACACGATCCTGAGCCACGGCGGAGAGTACCTGGTCGTGCGGCGAGTTGAGGACCTGCGGGATGCCGGCCTAGTGGACATGTTGCTGTGAGCGACCCCTGCGAGCGCTTCCCAAACCTCGACCTCTCCGCCCTCACCACCGAGGAAGCCGAGGTCGTCATGCTTCGCTGCGAGGGGCTGTCGTGCATTCACGCCGCGGAGCTTCTAGGGTGCAGTCGCGTCACCGTCTGGCGGCGCTGGAGACGATCCCTGACGAAGCTGGCGCAACAGAAACGCGCACATAGTGGAAGGTACTACCACGAGAAGGGCACGACATGACCAGCAGCGATCCAGAGACGGCGCCGTTCCGCAAAATACGAGTGCAGCCCAGCCTGCCGCCCAGTGGCGACCCCGACTACCGGCGCACCCACGTCGTGATTCGTGGTCCGAGCGAGGACGAGACATTCGACGAGGCAGAAGAAGGGCTGGACGCCTGGATTGCCCGCAAGCGGGCCAGCCTAACGCCGCGAAGTAGGCGACCCTAAAGGTGCCAGCTCACAGCAAGTACCGCAGCTTCTTCCCCGTCCTGGTCAAGTGGATGGCTCGCAACGGCTTGACGGCTGCTCAGATCGCTGACGAGCTGCACGTGAGCGCCAGCACGCTAGGCCGCTGGTGCGTTGAACACGCCGACCTCTCCGAGTCCCTAAACGACGGCCGCGACCTCGCCGACGCCCGGGTTGAGGACTCGCTGTTCGGATCGGCGATCGGCGGCAACGTCACCGCTCAGATCTTCTGGCTCAAGAACCGGCGCCCGGCGAAGTGGCGCGACGTACAGCGCGTCGAGCACTTGACGGTGCGCGAGCAAATCGCTAAGCTGTTGAGCGGAGACGAGATAGAGGAAGAGCTACAGAAGATCATCGAGGAGGGCACAGAGTGAACCTGCCGGCGCGCGTTCCGATCTTCGGCCACTGGTTTGACGTGGTAGTTGAAGAAGACCCGCTGACCGAATCGTGCGAGGGCTACTGCGACTACCAGACGCACTCCATTCACATCAGCCCGCGGCTCTGCGAGGAGGCCGCGCTCGAGACACTGGGGCACGAGATGCTGGAAGCCGCCAACACGATCGCCAACCTCGAGCTTGAGCACCACCAGATCACCATCGTGGGCATGCTGCTGTTCCAGTCGTTCGAGCTGAAGTCATGACGCACGCCCCAGCATCGCGCCTGGCCGCCACCCTGCCCTGTTGCGTCTGCGGCGTCGAGGGCCAGTCGGTGCCGGCACACTTCCCGCACCACCGCGGCATGGGCGGGCGCAAGGACTTCTGGGACTCAGACAAGTGGGTGCCGTGCTGCATGCGCTGCCACGGCGACCTCGACGCCACCAACGGATCGTCGCCGCCCGCCTGGGCCGCGCACCTGGCGGCACGTGGCGCGGCGTATGCGTACCAGGCCATGAACGAGCGCAACAAGAGAGGCGAGGCATGAGCGACCAGGGTCATCCAACATTCGAAGAGGTGCACAAGATCATAGATCATGCACTGGCGGGAGAAGACGCATCTTTGCGCGAGCGCGCCTTGGCTTTTCTGGTCCGCAACAAGTTTGGCACTGCGAGCGAGATCGTGGACGCCGCGCGCCAGTTTGTAGCGTTTATCGAGGAAACCAAGAGAGGCGAGGAATGAGCGCTCAGGAGTGTCCAACATTCGACGACGTTCGTAAGATGATCGAGAGGGCGCTCATGTCATATGAACGTAGTAGAGTTGCGGTGGTTGAGGCGCTCTACGGGCCAGACGAGCCCAGCCCTCTGCCCTACCGAGGGTACCTAGGGTCACAGCCCGCGGACCTGCGTTACTGGCACGCATGGCGCGACAACTGGCGTGGCTGCTACGCCGGAGACACGATCGATGGATGCGAGATGATCAACGCCGTACTGCTCGCAGACAGGGCCATCGCTGCGCTCGGGGAGCAATACCGCCTCGCATCCATCCGCCGAGCGTCCAGATGAGCGATCCGACCCAGGACGGGCGCGAGCCCACCGAGCTCATCTCCGGCCCGCCGCACACGCACTGCCACTACTGCCACAGCGCGATGTACGGCATCGGCTACGTCACGGAGATCCCCGCGCTGGCGATGACCTCAAACGGCATCGAACCCGTGCCCTACAAGGTGCCCTGCTGCAAAGGATGCCACGAGCGCCACGAGCGGGACGCGCGCAACGCCAAGGCGGCGTCGAAGCTGACGGTCGTGCGCAGCGGACAGCGAGGGCCGGCATGATCGCGTTCTTCGAGACGGTCATGTTCGTCTGCCTGGCGATCTGGCTGTGGATCATCTACAGCGCCGTGCGCCGGCCATGAGGGTCGCGCTCGACATCCTCTCCGTCGCCATGGTCTGCATAGGCGTCATCATGGCGCTCATCGTGCTGGTCTGGCTGATACGATTCGGAGGCCGATCTTGAAGTTGAACATCGGCTGCGGCAAGACGAACCTCGATGGCTACGTCAACGTGGACATCATTGAGAGCGCCGACGTGTCGTGCGACCTGAACGAGGACTGGCCGTTCTATGACGGCTCGTTCGACGAGCTGCTGGCCATGCACATCATCGAGCATCTCCAAGATGGCGTGCACTTCCTCAATGAGTGCTGGCGCGTGCTCAAGCCGGGCGGCACGATCCACCTCGAGACAACCGACCCGACCGGCGGCTATCACTGGTCCGATCCGACCCACATCCGCGGCTACGGACCGCACGCCTTCCTCGACCACTGTCAGCCCACCAAGGCTCAGGAGGTAGCCGACTACGGCATGAAGATGTGGAGCAAGGTCGAAGCCAAGACGCTCATGGACTCCAACTACCCGGTTGGCTATGCCCTGATCGTCGTCGTGGACATGGTGAAATGATCGCCTTCCTGATCTGCGTGCTGGCGCTGATTGCGCTGGTCGGATTCTCGTTCGTGACCCGTGACTAGCACCGCCACAGAGCGCAAGCGCGCCGCGATGCTGCTGCACGCCCGAGAGGTCATCGCCGCCCAGGCCGAGCGCGACCGGCCCGACGAGATCGCGTTCATCGACGCGCTGCGTATCGAGGACAAGGTTTCCGGAGGACTGATCCCCTTCGCGCTGTGGCCATTCCAGATCGAGTTCGTGGCACGGCTGGCGTCGCTCGACCGAGTATTCGCGCTCAAGGCCCGCCAGCTCGGCATAACCTGGACGGTCCTGGCGCACATGCTCTACCAGGGAACATTCTGGGGCAACCGCCTGTTCCTGGTAGCCTCGCAGAGTGGCGCGGACGCCGTCGACGCCCTGCACCGCCTGCGCATCCTGCACGGCTCGATCCCCGAGGAGTGGCGCCCCGCGAAGCTCGTCGACAACACCGAGCAGATCGCCTTCGCCAACGGATCGCGCTACGAGGCCGGCAAGGCGACCAAGAGGTACGGCCGCGGCAAGGCGGCGTACTCCTCGCTGGCCGACGAGTTCGCCTTCTGGGAGTGGCCCGAAGACATGCTCACATCGCTGGACTCGGCCTCGCAGCGGCTCTACGCCGTGACGACCGGCAACGGTCCGGGCGACCATGCGCACCGGATATGGAGCGACTCCGAGCAGGGCAAGGGTCGCTGGACGACGATCTTCTACCCGTGGTCGTCTCACCCGGGCCGCGACGCCGACTGGTACCGCCTCAACGTTACTGAGTCGCCCGAGCCGCGCCTGGCCAACCGCGAGCACGCGTCCTCGCCGCGCGACGCTTTCGCGGCGCCGGCCGGGGTGTACTTCGAGCGCTGGTCAGACCGCAACGAGACAGAGCAGGGCGCGACGCCGAGCTGGTCTACCTGCCGCGCGGTCGACTTCGGCCGTCGCCACCCAGCCTGTCTCTGGGTGCAGACATCGCCCGCCGGCCAGCCGATCGTCGTCGCTGAGTTCGCGCCGGCCGCGCGCGCCGCGAGCGCCGCCATGACGACCCAGGAGTTCGTCGAGCACATCCACAGCATTGACTGCGGGCTGGGCGTGCTCACGGCGCCCGCGATCACCTACTGCGACCCGGCCGGCCGTGCAGCCGAAGCGCAGACCGGCGAGTCGCAGTTCGAGGTCTTCCAGCGCGCCGGCCTCAATCCCGTCGGCCAGCCCTCGGGCATCCGCGACGGCTGCGTGAAGTTGTTCGATCTGATCGCCGACCCCGACCTGCCGCTGCTGATCAGCAAGAAGTGCCCCTGGACACTAGAGGCCATCACTACGGTGACGCCCGACCCGCACAAGCCCGACCTCTACGACCAGGCGGAGTCGAGCCAGTACCAGCACGTGCTCGACGCGCTGCGATATTGGGCAGTGAACATGCGTCCGGCGGCGCCCGAGGATTGGGAGCCGATGGAGGCGCAGCCGGGGCCTTCCCAGGGGATGTGGGGCCGAGAATGGTAGGGGTGCAGATCGGAAGTTCAATTCCCGATTAGTACCGCAGATGTCGGAGAGCGCACGGTCATAGCCTGACGAGGCAGTAACCCGCCTACGTGCGGGGGAGACCGCTCCGACAAGTGGGAACACGGGGGCGATGCGGTTGCGATCGTGTCGTTGGCTGATTGCTCGTCCGAATGGGAGCCCGTGTATGCGTTGGCAGGTGGGGGCCGGCGCTCATTCCAGAGATCGCCCGATTCCACCGTGTGCGGGATAGCTGCGTTGTTTTGGTCTCAGCAAACTGTCGCAGTAGAATCGCACACTGCCGTGGGGGCACACGTAAGGCCCTGTGGCGCGTTTTCAGGGCTCCGGCGGGTGGTACTGGCCCAGACCCTGCAACACATCTGCGCCTTTAGTGGAAGAAGTGTAAGGCCCAGCGGCCGACGGGACCGCTGGGCCGTTTGACGGTACAGCACGGGATCCCCGACTAGCGCGAAGGAGACCTCGCACGTTGCATCTTACTACCAGCGCCTCCCCGGCGCAACCATGAGCGACCTCGACCAGTACGGCGGCATGCTGCCAGACTTCTTCGACGCGTCGCTCGAGACCGAGTTCCTGCCCGATGAGCCGGCGCGCGCCTACACCGCGCCGGACTTCGAGCTGGGCGATCGCTGCCTGACCATCCCCCTAGAAACCGTGTTGCCGTCTGAGACCCTCGTCGGCGACTTCAGCGTGGGCACGATCCTACCCGACGACCTGGAGGAGCCGTGAGCTTCCTTGACCGTCTAGCGCATCCCTTCGGCCTAGCCGAGGTACCCGCCACCGCCAACACGCAGGAGATGGGCGACACCGGCATGGGATACTGGGGGTACGTTTCGCCCGGCACCGCCCGCCGCATCCGCGACCTCGAGTATCTCCACGACCTCCAGGGCATGCGGGCCTACCCGATATATGACAGGATGCGGCTCTCCGACCCGAAGGTCGCCGGCCTGCGCTACGCCACCGACCTGCCTCTCCTGAAAGCCGACGTGTCGATCGTCTCGGCCGACCCCAAGAACCCCAAGTGTAACGAGGTCCGCGAAGCCGTCGAGGATTGCCTATTCAACAAAATGGCGTACTCCTGGCGCTCGACCCTCGCTGAAATCCTCAGGTATCGCGACTACGGCTTCGTCCCCTTCGAGATCATCTGGAACACCGACGACGGCAAGGTCGGCATCGATCGTCTCGCCTACCGTCCGCCGGGCACCATCTGGTGGGTGTGGGGGGCAAATGGACGCGTCGACCGCGTCGAGCAGAGCGTCTTCGGCCACTGGCTGACGATCCCCGGCGAGAAGCTGATGTGGTTCGTCAACCAGCGCGAGGGCGAGAACTGGCGCGGGCGCTCCGTCCTGCGGCCGATGCACAAGCCCTGGTACAACAAGGAACGCCTCGAAGTCCTGCTGCTCATCCTGCTCGAGCGCATGGGCGGCGTTCCGGTCTTCAAGGAAGGCGCCTCGGTCGCTTCCAGCAAGAAGTTG